CCGTCGCCTGGGGCGGACATATGCAACTGTATCGTGTAGTGCCTATAGAGTGTGAAATACCTTTCACTTTGATAGACAACGGTCTCTTTGAATACAAACATTACCCTTTAAGGTATTGTCCTGTAAAAGAAGATCGCTCCTATCGAACTCTATATGGACCTTCGATCTACCATACAGCCACCGAATATAAACGATCGATTAACAATACAAACATCGCCGCTTTACGTCTGCTATCATGTAGGTTCCAGGAGAAACCACATTTTAGTGATGCGGAGAAATTGCTCATTCAACAAAAAGAAGCCATCTACAGGTTAGATCAAGCTTCCTTTTGTAAATCCGGAGTAATACGTTCTGTGATTACAGAGTTGCGTCGTCGCGTAAACGACGCTTTTCATGATTTTGACCCTGATAAATTCTTCAATGAGTATGTGGATATGGCTCATATAAAGAAAGAATTACGTGTGAACGGACGAGAAAGCCTGGAAAGTACCACTGGTAGATGGTGTGGTACAGGGGTGGATTCTCATAAACCATTCTTTCTCGCACGCGTACAGGGCAAACTCAAACTCTTAGTATTCTAAGCCAGGTAAGAAACCCAGGCTTATAGTTGATATGACTGTTGAAGGTTCCCTTGTAGCGGGAGCCATCATGTGTCTTATCAAGCAGTGTTTCGCTGAGCCGATAATCACCCATGGACATGGGCAGTCGGCACGATTCAGTTTTATTTCCCATCCTACTTCTGATAATCTGGACATAGCTTTTGGACGACTCCTCGATCCCTCATATGATTTTGAGTACGTGTATTATTCCGATGATGCATGTGTTTATTTCATTAAAGATGGAGTTGTTCAGCGAGCTAATATTGACATATCATCTTGTGATATGAGTCACACACCAGCCATCTTCAGTTTGTTTCTCGATATGTGCAAAGGCCATACGCTGCTTCACGAAGTAGCGTCACGCGCCGTGTCCCAATGCACTATACCAATGAGATTAGGAAGAGACACTTTCAAACCCATAGGACCCACTTTATATTCAGGCTCTGGTCTTACTACCCCCTTAAATAACATTGCTAATCTTCTGATTGGCATATCTATTTTTGGAATGCAAGATATAGTTTCCGGAGCAGCCCGTGCTGGATATAAAGTGACAGTGGATGTAGTTAACGTTGATGAGGATTATCAATTCCTCAAATATTCCCCCACCCGTGAAAATGGTTATACTCAAGTGTTTTTGAACTTGGGTGTGCTATTGCGAGTCCTCGGTAATTGCCGGGGTGACTTACCCCGTGGGGGTAGTATGATTCAGCGTGCTGCGAACTACAACTATAGCCTAGCGTTGGCTTTCAAACACTCAGGAAATTCTTCTTTCCTGCGTGCTTTATTATCGGTAACAGAGAATCGCCAGTTAGTAACCTTAAATGCTTCAGATAGGAGGTACTACACTGCGGAATTAGCAAAGGGCGAGATTCCAGATTCTGCATACGAGAGACGATATAAAGTACCCGGCATGGCTCACCTTGCCGAGTGGATTGCTACTGCTGGATATGGTGACGTATTCCGAACCCCGTATACAGATGCGGTTTACC